TTAATTTAACGTTCCCGTCATATTTTCCAATGCATCGAGCGCTTTTTCTTTTTCCTTTTGTTCGATTTCATCTAATAAATGAGAATAAACATCCATAGTAGTCTTTATGCTTTTGTGACCTAATCTTTTTGAAATATAATAAATAGAAACGCCATTGTGTAATAGATAAGAGCAATGGGTGTGTCTAATGCTGTGCAATGTGTATTTGCCAATGCGTTTTTCTAAACAGTATCTTTGCATAACTTTTGTTACTGCGTTATGCGTAATTAGTGAAGTACCAGTGTTGAATAACTGGGTAGTTAGACTAATTGGCATTTCAGCTAAGGTGTTTTTTAGAATTTTCATATCATTTTGAGGTATATCAACCGTTCTGTCAGATGTTTCTGTTTTAGTACCTGGCAGATGAATCGTACAATTCTTATAATCTAAATCAGAGGTACATAAGCGTTGTACTTCGCCAAAGCGTCCACCAGTGATGATTAAAATATAAATAAACAAATAAGATTGAATTGGGGTGTTAGAAACATATTCCTTTAGATTGATAAAGTCTTTAATACTCATAAACTTTTCTTCTTCACGCTGTGCTGGAATAGTACCTTTAACAACAACTTTATATGTAGGATCTTTATGAATTAATCCTTCTTGAATCGCATCGTCGATAGGTTGTTTTAAGCAGTTGTGAATCTTTCTGACTGTTTCTGTTGAATGGTTAGAACCATACCATTTAATAAATTTACGATAAAATGTAGTGTTTAAATCTGATAAAACAAGATTACTAATATTTTCAACTTCTAAAAATGTTTTAAATTGATTGATTGCGTTTTTGAAAGTTGCATAAGCTTTATCTGTAATAACACCTTCTTTGTTAACTTTAATCCAATCATTATAATAGGCAATAAATGATGTTTTATCATTAATTTTAAAACCTTTCATCACTTTATTACGTGCTATAGATTCTGCTTGTACTGCCTCACGTTTAGTTGTAAAACCTTTCTTTTTATATCGTTTACCTTCATGCCCAAAGTCATAATACCATTTACCTTTACCATATTTATTTACTGACAAAATTATCCCTCCTCAAAATTGGCAAAAAATAATAAGGGTAGGCGAGCTACCCGTGAAAATTATATAAAAAAAGACGCCTGTATTATACAGACGCCACTTATAATTATAAGATTACATGGTTAATTACCAAAAATGGTAACGAATATATACGTGTTTTAAAGGAAAACCTTTAATATATATAGATTATATCATCTTATATCAGGAATCTGCAATTTTTTTAACAATTGGATAATCTCATCATTCTGTTCAATGATTTTATTATTCTGTTTAATAAGTTCATCTTTTTGGGCTATAAACACAAAATTTTGTTTTAATTGGGTATCGTAAAAGACAAATTTCGCTTGTTTATCTAGATTAGTAGTGAACGACCCAATACCATTGTACACTTTCAATAAATTTGGACTTATGTTTTGTTTTTGATATGCATATGAGGTAACGTCGGTTGCTTCTTTTATACCTTGACCGTTTAAATTTTTAATTGCTTTTGATTCGTATTCCTCGTTACTGTTTTTAAAATTTTCAGATTTATAAAGTTGGATATCAAGTTCTTTTCCTTCTTTAAAATCATTTAATATCTTTCTTTTTTCATCTGTTGTCATTTTTTTGTACATGTCGATTTTTCTATTGCTTAATTTACTGAACATTTTTGTTTCTGTTAGAATTTCTTTGAAAGTTAATTTATCTCCTGCCATTTTTCGTTTCTCCTTTGCTTACTTTTTATATTAAAGCGCCACATAGGCGCTATTAATCAAAAATTCGATAGTTATAAATAACTTTGCCTATCACTTCGATTTCATCAATAGAATCTAAATCGTAAGAATTAGTTTTAAATTCATCTGAATAGCTTACTGGGTCTAAATGTAGTTTTGTTTCAGTACGTCTTACACGCTTAACTGTATATTCACCACCTAGACGTAATACAAGGATGTCATTGCTGTTAAGTTTATGATCACAAGACTTTCTATAATCATGGACAATTATATAAGAACCGTTAGCAAGTATTTTATTCATGCTATCACCATTTATTTTTAGTGCTATACATTCGCTAGGTTTACGACCGTTAAAAGCAAATGGTGGAACTTTTAATTTTTCGTTATCAATTGCAACTTCCTCGAAATTTCCAGCAGAAACTTTACCGAAATATGGAACCTCGATTTCGCTATCAAATTCTGGTAAAACAATTTCTTCAATTTCTCCTAAGAGATAACCTTTAGAAACATTGAACAAACTTGAAATTTTTTCGACCATACCCATTCTAGGTTCAGTTCTTCCACTTTCCCACATTCTTATAGTACCTTCGGAAACATCTAATTTTCTAGCCATCTCAACTTTAGACAATCTATTGTTCAATCTGATTTCTTTTATGGAATTTTTGAAAGCCATTTTGTTTTCCTTCCTTATATATAATGTTTTTTACACTTTTATTATACTATGAAAAATCGTAATTTCAACCCTTAAAATACGATTTAACAAAATAAAAATACGTAATTTTTAAAAATAATTACGAAAAACACTTGCAATCGTATTTTAATTACGATACACTTTAGTCAGAACTTAACAAGGAGGCAAAAAAATGAACTACATCAAACATAGTTTGAAGTTAGATGAATGGCGAAAACGAAAAGGTTACACCCAGTCATCTTTCGCAGAAAAACTTGGCATTTCGCCGTCTACTTATAACATTTGGGAAAACAACCCAGAAATGATTAAACCTAGAGATGCTTTTAGAATTGCTAAGACATTAGATATCTCTATTGATGAGATTATTTTTTTAAAAGATGAATCGTATTTTAAATACGTTTTAGTCGAAGAAAAACAAACATCTTAAAAGGAGGTAAATTAAATGCTTATAGATATCAATAAGGTAACTGTCGGCAAACGCATAAGAAAAGATTACGGAGATATAACATCACTTGCTGATGATATTGAAGACAGGGGTTTAATTAATCCGCCGGTTGTCACGCCGGATTATGAATTAATAGCTGGAGAACGAAGATTAAAAGCTATGAAGAAACTTGATTATAGGCAAATAGAAGTGAGGGTTATGTCCGTAGAAGATTATGAACATCAACTCAAAATAGAAATTAGTGAAAATGAAGAGCGAAAAGCTTTTACTTATTCAGAAAGAATGGATTACGCGAAACAATTAGAAAGAATTGAAGCTAAAAAAGCTAAAGATAGAAAGACTTCTAAGCTAAAACAAAACAAAGACACCGTTACGGACCAAGGACCGGAACGGAAAGGAGAAACTCGAGATATCGTCGGTAAGGCTTCTGGTTTTGGTAGTGGACGAACATATGCAAGAGCTAAATACATCTATGAAAACGCAGACGAAGAAACTATAAAAGAAGTTGATGAAGGTAAAAAAAGTATTCGCAAAGCGCATGATGAACTTCGTGCTAAAGAAAAGCAAAATGAGGCAAATAAAGTGAAAGTGACAACAAAAGAAAAACCTCAAACAACAGTAGTAGATCGAAGAGAACGGATGAACGCAGAAGTTGAAGCTATGAGTGAAACAGAAACAAATTTAGCTTTGTCTGAAGCTGCAGCTGCAAACATAGTAAACGTCTGTTCTAACTTATTATACGCGGTAAACAACATTGAAGATTTAGAGTTAACTTTGAATTTCTTGAAATCAAGAGATACTGAAGAATTATCAAAAGTTGTTAAGGCTTCTAAAGCTTTAAACAAAATTATAGAAAAAGGAGATTTTATAAATGTATAACCAGCAATTACCAGTTCACAGATTACAGACAGATATGAGTTATCAATCACCGGTGCAAGAAAGACAAGTAAGAAAGATAGTTAATAAATTTGATTCAAAAAAATTACACACAATTGTAGTTAGTAAAAGAAAAGATGGGTCATTTTATATCATCGATGGTCAACATAGGGTGGAAGCGTTGAAAGAATTGAATATTTCATTTATAGAAGCGACAGTGCACGAAAACTTAACTATTGAAGAAGAAGCTGAGATGTATTACGGAGTTAATGATAGACCTTCGAAAAACGCAAACTCTAAAGGTAAATCGCGACTTAGATTTAAAGAGCCGGTAGCTGTAGCTATAGATGAAACGGTAAAAAGTGTCGGGTTGGAAATTGATTATGAAAAAAGCGCATCAACAAAAGGATATATCAAAGCTTATGATGCGTTGCAATCAATATACAAAGGAAATGGTGCTAACCATTTAGGTTTAGTTTTGGAAATAATTAAAGATTCTTTTGGAGAGGATACAAGGAATTATCAATCATTTATTTTAAGAGGATTCTCTAAATTATTGAAAGTATACCTGCATGAAGTGGATTTAAATTTTTTGGTTAAAAAACTTCAGAACATTGGTTACGAAGGTTTTATTTTAGAGATTAATAAGAAACATGCTGGATTTAAAACAAAAAAAGAATGCCTACCATTTGTAGTAGTAGACATTTACAACAAAAATCGTCGCCAAAAAAATCAATTGGACAAAATGAAATTACATGTTTAATCAACAACACAATTATACCATACGAGGTGGTTGTGAGCCACCTCAAACATCTTAATAGGAGGAACAACAAATGAACGAAGAAAAATTAAAGATGATTCTCTTACTTCTTGAAGATGTACCAAGAGACGAATGGAATCGATTAGTAAATGAAGTAAATAATCAATACAGTTACCAAGCTGACAAGGTAGGACTTGCCAGTGATAACTGTCAACAAATAGCAAATAACTATAAGCACTATGGATTTTAAGATGGATAAGGACTATCGTTATTCTTTTCACCTTTAACGTTAATGTCGAAATACAAAACATGATCTAAACTGACAACTCTATCTTTTGGATGAATGATGTGTAGAGTTTTGCTTTCAGCACCTTTTATATGTTCTTGTACTTTAATAACTTCACCATTAATTAAATGTAAATCTAAAGAAGTAACGTTTTCTTTATCTAAATATTGAGTGAGCAATCTCTTATGCATACTTATCACCTCCTTAGGTTGATAACAACATTATACACGAAATAAGCATAAACATTATGCAAGCATTACAAACATTTTGTTTCCAATAAAAAAACACACACCTTGTCGTAGAAGGTATGTGTTACGGAAATTTTGTTTGGTTCTAATCACTACGACTAACAGCACAATTTTTGCTGGTATCGTCCCCAGCCCTGTATGGTGCTTAGGTTTTCCATCAAAGTCTAGCGTCCTAAAAGTTACTACCTTCTAGTACGCATACCTTGTTAACGTCTCAGTTGACTGTGGAACACAACAAACGATGTTCTAATTTAGACTTACTAACCTATAAAACCACAGGATGATTTAAAACCTCGCATAAGCAAGGAAATCACCTCCCAGTGTAGTGGGGTTGGATTAATTATATAACGAAATATCGTTATGGACAATAAGGAGTGGTAAGATGCTGAACTTAAAAGAATTGAGAGAAGAAAAGGGGATAACACGCTATCAACTAGCGAAGCTAACGGAATTACAAAACTCGACAATTCGATCTATCGAAACAGAAGTTAAAAATCCCGGTTTCCTCACAGTAAAAAAAATATGCGATGCACTACAAGTTGATATCGCTAATGTAAAGGAGAAATAAAATGCAAGCACTACAAACAAAATCGAACATCGGCGAAATGTTCAATATTCAAGAAAAAGAAAACGGAGAAATCGCAATCAGCGGTCGAGAACTTCATCAAGCATTAGAAGTTAAGACAGCATATAAAGATTGGTTTCCAAGAATGCTTAAATACGGATTTGAAGAAAATACAGATTACACAGCTATTGCTCAAAAAAGAGCAACAGCTCAAGGCAATATGACTCACTATATTGACCACGCACTCACACTAGACACTGCAAAAGAAATCGCAATGATTCAACGTAGTGAACCCGGTAAACGTGCAAGACAATATTTCATCCAAGTTGAAAAAGCATGGAACAGCCCAGAAATGATTATGCAACGTGCTTTAAAAATTGCTAATAACACAATCAATCAATTAGAAACAAAGATTGAACGTGATAAACCAAAAATTGTATTTGCGGACGCAGTAGCTACTACTAAGACATCGATTTTAGTTGGAGAATTAGCGAAGATCATTAAACAAAACGGTGTAAACATCGGGCAACGCAGATTGTTTGAGTGGTTACGTCAAAACGGATTCCTTATTAAACGCAAGGGTGTGGATTATAACATGCCTACACAGTATTCAATGGAACGTGAGTTATTCGAAATTAAAGAAACATCAATTACACATTCAGACGGTCACACATCAATTAGTAAGACGCCAAAAGTAACAGGCAAAGGACAACAATACTTTGTTAACAAGTTTTTAGGAGAAAAACAAACAACTCAATAGGAGGAAATATCAATGAACACAAAAACGTGGTGGACAATGAAAGATCTTGAAACAGAAACAAGCAAGTCACGTAACTGGTTAAAGAAAAATATTTTAGAAGTTCCGGTATATAAAAAAGAAATAGAAGAATTCGCACACTATCCAATAAATAGAAATGATGAATATCGATTTGTAGGCAGTAAAATGAAACAGTTTTTAGAAGATAAATTCAAATTGATATTAGGTTAAAGGAGGCACAACAAATGAGTAAAACTTATAAAAGCTACCTAATAGCAGTGCTATGTTTCACAGTCTTAGCGATTGTACTCATGCCGTTTCTATACTTCACTACAGCGTGGTCAATTGCAGGATTCGCAAGTATCGCAACATTCATATTCTATAAAGAATACTTTTATGAAGAATAAAAAAACTGCTACTTGCGCCAACAAGTAACAGAAATGTAATTAGAAATATAAACTTACGTTCAATATAAAACGAAATAAAGGAAGTGTCAACCATGACTAAAAACTATAAAGACATGACGCAGGAAGAATTAAGAGGCTTATTATCTGAAAAAACCTCAGAATTGTATGATTTAGCGAAAGAAATTAATGAAGAAAGTAAATTTGATATTTTGTTTTTCTCAGCGATAGGAGTTAGCGACGGAGATTTCATAAAAAGTTCAAGTTCTGCGCTTGGCAATGCTTTTAATCTTGCTGAATTATTGGATAATGCTACTAATTTCGACGATGTCATTAACGCCATTCAAAAACGTAAACTACAAAAATTTCTTGCTATAGATAACAACAAGGAGGACTAAAACAATGTATTACAAATTTGGTGAGATAAAAAACAAAATTATAAGCTTTAACGGGTTTGAATTTAAAGTGTCTGCGATGAAGAAACATGACGGTATCAGTATACAAGTTAAGGATATGAATAATGTTCCACTTAAATCATTTCATGTCGCAGATTTAAGCGAACTATATATTGCAATGGATGCAATACATGACGTTGTAAACGAATGGATTAAAGAAAATACAGATGATTACGACAGACTAATTAACTTAGTCATGAAATGGTAGGAGGTTGCTATGAAGCAGACTGTAACTTATCTAATCAAGCATAAAGATGAAAATCTATATATTACAAACCGACCAACCGAAGTGAACGACACAGTGAAGTATTCAACCGATAGACGAGACGCAAGAGAATTCGACGGACTAGACAAAACTGTTATTGATATGTCTAAGCACAAAGCAATCAAGAAAACAGTGACAGAAACAATTGAATATAAGGAGGTAGAACATGACTGAACAAACATTATTCGAACAGTTGAACAGTAAAAATGTGAACGATCATACAGAACAAAAAAATGGATTAACTTATCTAGCGTGGTCATATGCACATCAAGAGCTGAAAAAGATTGACCCAAACTACACAGTAAAAGTGCACGAGTTTCCACATCCAGATATTAACACAGAAAATTATTTTGTACCTTATTTGACTACACCAGAGGGCTATTTTGTACAGGTATCTGTGACTGTGAAAGATAGTACAGAGACTGAATGGCTTCCAGTATTGGACTTTAGAAACAAATCGCTTGCTAAAGGTAGTGCAACAACTTTTGATATCAACAAAGCGCAAAAACGATGCTTCGTTAAAGCTTCGGCTTTACACGGTCTAGGCTTATATATTTACAACGGCGAGGAACTACCAAGTGCAAGTGACAACGATATTACAGAATTAGAAGAGCGTATCAATCAGTTCGTGAACTTATCTCAAGAAAAAGGGCGAGATGCAACTATCGATAAAACGATGAGATGGCTAAAAATCTCTAACATTAATAAATTGAGTCAAAAACAAATCGCAGAAGCACACCAAAAATTAGATGCGGGATTAAAACAATTGGATAGTGAGGAGAAACAATAATGTTAAACAGAACAGTATTAGTAGGACGCTTAACAAAAGATCCAGAATATAGAACAGCGCCAAATGGTGTGAGTGTTACCACTTTCACTATCGCAGTTAACAGAACATTTACTAACGCTCAAGGAGAACGTGAGGCAGACTTTATTAACTGTGTAACTTTTAGAAAACAAGCAGAAAATGTAAATAATTATTTATCCAAAGGGTCATTGGCTGGCGTTGATGGACGTTTACAATCACGCAGTTATGAAAACAAAGTCGGGCAACGTGTGTTTGTTACAGAAGTAGTAGCGGACAGTGTTCAATTCTTAGAACCGAAGAATAGCAACCAACAACAAAATGACAATTATCAACAACAAGGACAAACTCAAACTGGTAATAATCCGTTTGACAATACTGAAGAAGATTTTTCAGACCTCCCGTTCTGATTGGAATGATTAAATGCCGAAAATTACTAGTTATATCACTCAAGACGACGGCACAACAACAGTTGTCATCTCGGGTGTTGAATTAGGCAATAAAGAAACATTACTACTTGATAACGGATTTGATGTGGAAGTCGATGTAAGCGTCATAGATCCGTTTCAAATTACCGGCAAGCAACGACGAAAAATATTTGCGCTTGTCAAAGATATAGAAGAACATACAGGTCAACCAATGGACTATATGCGGCATATGTTCATCGAGTATGTAAGGACTTACTACGGCTATGATGAACGTATTTCGCTAAGTAATTGTACGAGAACACAAGCGAGTCAAATCATTGAAGCAACGCTTGACTGGACGTTCTACAATGACATACCACTTAGCTACAAAACGAGTAATCTACTGAAACAAGATAAATCATTCTTATACTGGTCAACTGTTAACCGCAACTGTGTAATATGCGGAAAGCCTCACGCTGACTTAGCGCATTACGAAGCAGTCGGCAGAGGCATGAACAGAAACAAGATGAATCACTATGACAAACATGTATTAGCGTTATGTCGCGAACATCACAACGAGCAACATGCGATGGGCGTTAAGTCGTTTGATGATAAATATCACTTGCATGACTCGTGGATTGTTGTAGATAGCAGGTTAAACGACATGTTAAAGGGGCGTAGTTAGATGAAAGAAATTTGGAAAGATATACCAGGTTATGAGAGTTATTATCAAGCTAGTAATTTAGGGAGAATAAAACGATTAAAAGGTAAGTACGTACCAAAAGATAGAATTTTAAAACCGCAAAAAAGGCCTAATGGTTACCTTTGTGTAACGCTATCTAAGAACAAAAGAGTTACTAAATCAATTCATAGGTTAATTATGTTGTCATTTGTTGGTTACTCTGATTTGGAAGTTAATCATATAGATGGCAACAAAAAGAATAACCAACTTAATAATCTTGAATATTGTTCTTCTAGGGATAATAGCCGACATGTTTTTAACAACAGATTAAAAATAACCAACATTGAAAGATATGGAGAACATATTATTGACGACTATAAAAATGGTGTTAATTTAACACGATTAGTAAAAACATACCATGTAGATTTTAGGGATTTAAAAGAATTTTTAACAAAAAATGGATTCAGTTTGAAAGAGTGTAGAGAAGGCAATTATAAAAAAATTATCAATCAAGAAAGGATGCAAGAAGTTCGAAAATTATTAAATGATAATCCGAACATTACTAATAAAGAAATTAATAGAATTACTGGTCTTTCAAATATGACAATAACCAGAATACTAAAAAATATTTATCAACAAAATGCTGAAAGGAGAGAAAAATGACTGATCAACCAAGTTACTACTCAATAATTACGGCAAATGTCAGATACGATAACCGACTTACTGACAGTGAAAAACTACTTTTTGCAGAAATAACGTCTTTAAGTAACAAGTACGGATACTGCACAGCAAGTAATGGTTACTTTGCAACTTTATACAGTGTTGTTAAAGAAACTATATCTCGTAGAATTTCGAACCTTACCAAATTGGGTTATCTAAAAATCGAAATCATCAAAGAAGGTAATGAAGTTAAGCAAAGGAAGATGTACCCCTTGACGCAAACGTCAATACCTATTGACGTAAAAATCAATACCCCTATTGATAATTCTGTCAATACCCCTATTGACGCAAATGTCAAAGAGAATAATACAAGTATTAATAATACAAGTAATAACAATATAAATAGAATAGATATATTGTCGGGCAACCCGACACGTATCCCATATAAAGAGATTATTGATTATCTTAATGAAAAGACTGGGAAGAAGTTTAGTCATAAATCTAAAGCAAATCAAAAACTAATACAGGCTAGATTTAACGAAGATAATTCAAAAGAAGATTTTTTTACAGTAATTGATAACATGACTGCCCAATGGAAAGGTAATCCGAAAATGGATGAGTATTTGCGACCTAAAACGTTATTTAGTGGAAACTTTGATAATTATAAAAACCAAACAGCGAAAATTAATAACGAATCTAATCAATATGTAGATGCATTCCAGCGTGCATCACAATCAAGTATAGAAAATTTACCGTTTTAAAGGAGTGAGAAAGTGGAGTCATTCCAGAACTTAGCAAAGAAACCAACTTTAAAGAAACAAATCATTGAACAAGCGTTTGATTTGAAATGTGAGAACTGTGGACGTAAGTACGACTATTACAAATTTGATGATGGTACAGAATTCAAACATGGTTGTGACTGCGAAATGATAGAGTTCGCCAAACAATCAACAGAAAACTATCACAAGAGAAACAGGCGGAGAAAAGCAGGACGCATATTCAAGCAATCGATAATGAACGAAGATCTAACGAAAGCAACGTTTGATAATTATAATCCGACTAATGAACAACTAGTGTATGCAAAAAACTTATGCGAACGTTACGCAAACAATTTCACGTTAGACAATAAACAATCGCTACTAATCCAAGGCTCATTTGGTACAGGTAAATCACACTTATCAATGAGCATTGTTAAATCAGTTAAAGCTAAAGGTTACACAGTGCTATATATGAACGTACCTCAATTGATATCAACGATAAAAAATACTTATAACAACCAAACTGCTATGACTGAACAGGAATTGGCTCAAATTATAAGTGATGTCGATTTAATGGTATTCGATGACTACGGTATCAACATGAATGAATTCGCTACTAGTAAGATGTTCGAGCTTATCGAAAGTAGAATAGGCAAACACAATATCTTTACTACTAACTTAGATGAGAAAGAAATGACAAAAAACAAAGACTTACAACGTATATTCAGCAGAATCATGAGCAATACAACACTAATCAAGATGGACGGTCAAGATTACAGAACTAGAGGTTTAAAACTATGATTACCAAAGAATTTTTAAAAACTAAACTTGAGTGTTCAGATATGTACGCTCAGAAACTCATAGACGAGGCGCAGGGCGATGAAAATAAGTTATATGACCTATTTATCCAAAAACTTGCAGAACGTCACACACGCCCCGCTATCGTCGAATATTAAGGAGTGTTAAAAATGCCGAAAGAAAAATATTACTTATACCGAGAAGATGGCACAGAAGATATTAAGGTCATCAAGTATAAAGACAACGTAAACGAAGTTTATTCGCTCACAGGAGCTCATTTCAGTGACGAAAAGAAAATTATGACTGATAGTGACCTAAAACGATTCAAAGGCGCTCACGGGCTTCTATATGAGCAAGAGCTTGGGTTACAAGCAACGATATTTGATATTTAGAGGTGGCACATGGAAATAGAAATTAAATTTAACGAAACGTTTGAGGCACCTATGGGCTCGCCTCGTCCACGCTTTCGTAATACAGGAAGATTTGTTCAAACTTACATGCCTACGTCTTACACAAAGCATAAAGCGTATATACAAGGGCAAATGCCTAAGTTAAATCTAGAGCGTGCACTAAAAATCGAATTAGACTTTTACTTTCCATTGCTTAAATCGTGGTCGAAGAAAAAGAAAAGTGAAATGGTTGGACAGTATAAAGTGACTAAACCGGATATCGATAACTTAATTAAAACGGTATTAGATGCTTGTAATGGTCATGTATGGAAAGACGATAACCAAATTACAGAAATAACTAGCTCAAAGCGTTATGGACTAGAACCAAAAATAATCATGCGAGTTGAGGAAGTGATCTAATGCAACAACAAGCATATATAAACGCAACGATTGATATAAGGATACCTACAGAAGTTGAATATCAGCATTTTGATGATGTGGATAAAGAAAAAGAAATGCTGGCAGATTACTTATATAACAATCCAGACGAAATACTAGAGTATGACAATTTAAAAATTAGAAATGTAAATGTAGAGGTGGAATAAATGGGCAGTGTTGTAATTATTAATAATAAACCATATAAATTTAACAATTTTGAAAAAGAAATAATGGCAAAGCGTGGGATAAATGCTGGAATTGTTTCTAAACGTGTAAGAGGTTGTTGGGAGTTTTCAGAAGCTATAGACGCACCTTATGGTATGCACCTAAAAGAATATAGAGAAATGAAACAAATGGAAAAGATTAAACAAGCGAGACTCGAACGCGAATTGGAAAGAGAGCGAAAGAAAGAGGCTGAGCTAAGAAAGAAGAAGCCACATTTGTTTAATGTACCACAGAAACATTCGCGTGATCCGTACTGGTTTGATACTACTTATAACCAAATGTTCAAGAAGTGGCAGGAAGTATAAATGCCTAAAACCGATAGCGCACGCAAAGAATACCTAAATCAATTCTTTGGATCTAAGAGATATCTGTATCAGGATAACGAGCGAGTGGCACATATTCATGTAGTAAATGACACTTATTACTTTCATGGGCATATCGTGCCAGGTTGGCAAGGCGTGAAGAAGACGTTTGATACAGCGGAAGAGCTCGAAACATATATAAAGCAACATGGTTTGGAATACGAGGAACAGAAGCAACTAACTTTATTTTAGAGGAGATGGAAATGATGAAAATCAAAGTTGAAAAAGAAATGAGATTAGATGAATTAATTAAATGGGCGCGAGAAAAGCCGGAGTTATCAAAGGGCAAAAAAATTTATGAAACAGATGAAAGTGTTAGAGCGGTATATTTTCAAAAAGATACAAATAATTTTTTTACTATAGGGGGTTTTACGTCGATTGACGCAACTTTCGAAGTCGAAGTTGAAGAGGAAATCACAGAAGAAACGGTAATACCGTCAGTAGTTGTAATTAGAACGCAATACTTCCCTAATGGTAGTCAGTCAATAAACGTAACTAAAATTAACAATAAGTCGATAAAGGAACTCGTTGGTTCAAACCCGATTAATTCGAGCTTTAAATACCATGAGATTTACTTGATGAATGGCAAAGGATTGGGGGACTTAATTTGGAAAGATGGGGAGTTGGTAGAATGATGCAAACCTATAAAGTAAGTCTTTGTATCAAGTTCTTAGCATCTAAATGTGATTACAAAATAAAAAAGCATTATTTTGTGCAAAGTACGAATGAGGTTGAAGCCACGAACATGGTATTAAAACTGATTCGTAAAAAGCTCCCGTTCGAAACTGCAAGCATAGAAATCGAAAAAGTGGAGGTAACAGAATGAACTATGAAACAGGATTCCAACTAGGTGTAATGGAAGCTAGGTTGAAGAAGATGAGAAAACAACGTGATGAGTACAAGAAGCAACGTGATGAGCTTATCGAGGATATAGCTAAGTTAAGAGAACGTAACAAAGATCTAGAGAAGAAAGCAAGTGCATGGGGATAGGTATTGCAAGAGTGTTGAAAAAGATTTAATAAACGAATTCGGCAACGATGATGAAAGAGTTAAATTCGGAATGGAATTAAACAATAAAATTTTTATGGAGGAAGACACAAATGAATAACCGCGAACAAATTGAACAATCCGTTATTAGTGCTAGCGCGTATAACGGTAATGACACAGAGGGATTATTAAAAGAAATTGAAGACGTGTATAAGAGAGCGCGAGCGTTTGATGAAATACTTGAGGGTTTACCTAATGCTATGCAAGATGCACTCAAAGAAGATATTGGTCTTGATGAAGCAGTAGGGATT